GACATCGAGCCTGGCCAATACTGGCGGCTGCCCACCGGCACGACGCTGGAGAGTTTCGATCCGCAGTTCCCGGACCAGGCGACCGGGCCATTCATCGCCGCGTGTCTGCGCGGGGTCGGGTCGGCGGTGAATATGTCGTATCACTCGCTCGCCAACGATCCGGCGCAGGTCAACTACAGCACGGGACAGATTTTCGCGGGCGAAGAGCGCGACGGCTGGCGTGCGATGCAGATGTGGTACGTCGAGCATTTTTGCGAGATCGATGCCGGCGAATGGATCAAGGGCTGCATCCTGGAAGGCGTGTTCCAGCCGGTCTATTGGCAATATCGCGACAGCCTGGAATTCCAGTGCAAGACGTGGCGGCCGATCGATCCGGAAAAGGAAGTCGCCGCCGACTCCGCCGCCGTCGATGCGAGGCTCACCAGCCGCAGCGCGGTCGCGCGCAAGAATGGCCGCGACTTCGAGGACATCCTCGACGAAATCGCGGCGGACAACGCGCTGGCCAAGGAAAAAGGCGTGGAGCTGGAACCAAAAAAGCCGGAGACCAAGCCCGCCGCCGCGGATCAGCCCGCCAACACGCCAGAACCCGACGACGCCGCCGATACCGCGGACAAGAAACTGCGCGCCGTCTGACGCGCCTACCTGAAGGGTCGAAACAATGGAAAAGAAGCCAGCCGGGTTGCAGACCCGCGAGGCATTGCTCACGGAACTGCGTGGCAAGCCGCAATTTGTCGAGATCGAACTGGATCGCAAGGCCGTCGATGTCGAGGCGCGCACCGTCGAACTCGCCTTCTGTTCGGAGGCTCCATACGAGCGCTGGTGGGGAGTCGAGATTCTCGACTGTGGACCGAAGAGCGTGCGCATGGGGCGGCTGCGAAACAAGGCTTCCGTGCTGGTCAATCACCGTGCCGACAATCACGTAGGCGTGGTGGAGAACGCGCGGATAGATGGCGATCGCAAGGGGCGGGCCAAAACGAGATTCGGCCGCGGCGCGATGGCGAGCGAAGTTTTTCAGGACGTGGTCGACGAGATCCGCACCAAGGTGAGTGTCGGCTATCAGATTCACGATCTGGTTCTGGAAAGAAAGCAGGACGATTTATCAACCTACCGCGTCACCGACTGGGAACCGTTCGAGATTTCGATCGTGTCCGTCCCGGCCGATGACACCGTCGGCGTAGGCCGGTCGGCACAGCGGTCATCTCAAGAGGGCAGTGCAATGGATCAAAATCAAGAGCAGGACCGCACGCCCGCCGGTGACCCCGGCGGTGCGGAAGATCAGGCGCGCAATTTCCAGCGCGGCGATGAGGTGGCGCGAGCCGATGAGCGCAGGCTCATTGCCAAACGCAACGCCGACATCCTGGCGATCGGCGCGCAGTGGCCGGAGTATGAAGGCACGAAGCTCGCCATGACGGCGATCGCCGACCCGAAAATGACGGTCGACGGTTTCCGTGCGGTGATGCTCAAGGAACTGCAGTCGAAGCATCGCGCGCCGACCTCAACCGGGCCGCTGGAACTCGACCGAATGGGTTCCGGCCACCAGAGCCAGGGCGGCGGGATGAGCTACGGCATGGCGCCACGCGAGCAACTGGCGGCGGCAAGCCTGAAAGCGTTCAAGGGCATCGGCGAAGTGCTGGGCATGAAGGACCACGAAGTTGCCTACCGCGCCGGGATGTGGGCGATGTCGGCGATCCACGGCAACTCGCGGGCGATCCGCTGGTGCCAGGACCACGGCGTGAACCTGCAACAGGGCTCACGCGAGCAGCTCGGGTTTTCCGATCAGCGCGACATGACCGAGGGCATCTTCACCTCGGCGGGCTGGCTGGTGCCCACCGAAATGGAAGCCGCGATCATTGCCAACCGCGAAGAGTACGGCGTGGCGCGGCGTGTTTGCAACGTCATTCCGATGTCGAGTTCCTCGACCTCGATCCCGCGGGTCACCGCCGACGCGCAAGCCTACTTCGTGGGCGAGGGCACGGCCGGCACGACGTCGGACCCGTCCGGCGACCAGGTGAATCTCACGCTGAAGGACCTGATGGCGTGGACCAACATCGGCAAGAGCACGGCGATGGACACCGTGATCGCACTGGCCGAGATGGTGGCGCGCGAGCAGGCCCGGGCGTTCGCCGTCAAGGAAGACGCCTGCCTGGTGATCGGCGACGGCACCTCGACCTACGGCGGCATTTCGGGCATGAAGACGTTGCTCGACAATGCGGCCTACGCGGGCGGGCGCGTGCTAGCCACTTCCGCCCATGACACCCTGCCGGAGTTCGATATCTCGGACATCACCTCGCTGATCGGCATCCTGCCGGTGTACGCGCGGGCCGGCGCCCGTTGGCTGGTTTCCGGCGTGTTCGATGCGCTGGTGTTCGGGCGGCTGAAGTTGAACGCCGGCGGAAACAACGTGCAGACAGTGCAGGGGCGCATCGTCGAGGGCGACTATGCGGGCTTCCCGATCACCATTGCGCACCACATGCCGGCCGGTGCCGGGACCACCTACAACCTGGTGAGCGTTGCGCTGCTCGGCAACTTCAACCTGGGCGTGGCGTTCGGTTCCGGAAGCGGCATGATGATGACCGTCGACCCGTACACGCTGGCGCACCAGAACCTGACCCGCATCATCACCACCGAGCGGCTCGACATCGTCGCCCATGGCGTGAACAAATCCACGACCGTGGCCGGCCCGATCGTCGCACTGCACGGCAGGACCTAATAGCGCGCCCCGTTTGTAGCGGAGCCGCAATCGAGTCAACCGTGCGCCGCCCGACATGCCGGGCGGCGCACCAGAGGAAAAGGAATCAAGCATGTTCCCTCCCATCAAACAGCAGTTGCTCTTGACCGCCTCGTCGACCAGCGCGCAGTCGCATACCGCGGTGATCGATACGCTGGGCTACGACCGCGTGAGCGTCGGCGTGGGCTTCAGCACCGTGGCGGAAACCACGCCGGAAATCACGCTCAAACTCGGCGAAGGCGATACCACCAGCTCGTTCACGGACATCACCGCGGCAGTGGCGGGAGGCGTCGGGGGCTTCACCAAACCCGTGCCGCCGACCAACACCAGCGTGGCGAACACGATGCAGTTCGACGTGGACACGCGCCATCGCAAGCGTTACCTGCTGCTCACCGTGACGCCGTTCACCACCAAGACGGTCACCAGCTTTGCGAGCTTTGGCCGGCCCGATCAGGGGCCACCGGCGGCGACCAGCGATAACCTGACCGCGCGGGTGGGCTTCTAGCACATCTGAAGGTAAGGCAACGGGTTGGGCCGGGAGCGATTCCGGCCCTTTTTTTGAACTGGCCACGAAAGGCCCTGATATGAGTGCAGTACCGTTATCCATCGCCCAGCCGGTCATGCTGACCAGGAATGGCTTCGAGGTGCGTTACAACCTCGGCGCCGGGGCGCGCCCGATGGAAGGTTACGACAACCGATTCGATGCAGCGCAGGGCCGGGAAGCCTATCCGTTGGCGCTGCCTGACGACAGCGCGGACGAGATCCGCGCCAGCCATATTTTCGAGCACTTCGGCCATGGCCAGGCCGCCGCCGTCTTGCGGGACTGGGTGAGGGTGCTCAAGCCCGGCGGGCTTATCAAGCTCGCCGTGCCGGACCTGGATTACATCGCCCGGGGCTATCTGGAAGGCCGCCAGGAGAACTGGCAGGGTTTTCTGTGCGGCGGGCAGACCGACGCGCACGACTTGCACCGCGCGCAATACGACGAACCCAGCCTGGGCGCGCTGATGCGCCAGTGCGGGCTGGTGGGCGTGCACCGCTGGAAAGGCGACGGCGACGATTGCTCGACCCTGCCGGTCTCGCTCAACCTGGCGGCGTGGAAAGCGCCGGCGGCGTGGCCGAAGGTGATCGCGGTGATGTCGGTGCCGCGGTTGGGGTTCATGGACAACTTTTTTTCCGCCGTGGAGCTGCTCGCGAAGCTGCGCATCCCGGTGCAGAAGACGCAGGGCGCCTTCTGGGGGCAATGCCTGACGCGCGCGATTACTACCGCGCTCGCCGACGGCGCCGAATGGGTACTCACGCTCGACTACGACAGCGTGTTCGACGCCGAAGTGGTCAAGGATCTGCTCGCCACCGCGATCTTGTCCGGGCGCGCGGTGGATGCGCTGATGCCGCTGCAGATGTCGCGGATGGGCGGCACGCCGCTGATGACGGTGGCGGGCGAGAATGGCGAGGCGGTCGGGGTGATCGATCGCGCGCAAATGGACGACACTCTGCTGCCGGTGATGACCGGGCATTTCGGCTGCACGCTGCTGAAGGCCTCGGCGCTGGCACGTACCCCGCGGCCGTGGTTTCTGGGCGTGCCGGATGCCGAGGGCGGCTGGGGTGCGGGGCGGGTGGATGACGATATTCATTTCTGGCAGCAGTGGAAGCGCGCCGGCAACCGCGTTTTCTGCGCGCCGCGCTGCGTGATCGGCCACATCGAGCAATTCATCATCTGGCCCGACCGCAACCTGGAGACGAAGCTCCAGCATTCGCGGGACTACTGGAGCGATGGGCAACCGCTGGAGGTATGGAGATGAGCGAAGAGCGCAAACGACCCATCAAGCAATTCCGGGTGCTGGCGGCGTTCGGCCCGTACATCGTGGGCGCGAAGATCCAGCCCACCGGCATCTACCGCGACACGCTGCTACGCCGTGGCGTGATCGAGGAAGTCAAGGACGATGCCGAGCTGGACCTGCGTGAGGCACGGCCGGAAATGAACCGCATGGTGCCCGCCGGCGAGATGGCGTCGCGTGGCAGACGGACGCGGGCATGAACCTCATCCCCCGCCGTTTTCTATGGAATGGAGTCCACGGGATACCGGGCTTCGCCCATAAAGGTGCGCTGCGCGGGCTTGATGATTTTGAATTGTCACCTTCTCCGCCTCCGGGGGAGAAGGCCGGGATGAGGTGGTGATGTTCACTGAAGACCTGACGCCGTTTTTCGATGTCGCCGGGTTCGCCTACGAGGCGACCTGGACGCCGGCGGCGGGCGGCGGGCCTTATTCGCTGCAGGTTATCTTCGACAGGCCGGACTACAACAATGCCCTGGGCGATGCCGGCGACACCGGCCTGGCACCCCGGTGCATGGCGAGCGATACGCAACTGGCGCAAGGGGCGGGCATCAAGCGCAACGACGCGCTGGTGATCAACGGCACGACGTACAAGGTGGCGGACATCAACCCGGACGGCACGGGGGTGACGACGCTGGTGTTAAGGAACTGACATTGATACGGGATTGGGGATACCGGATTGAGGATTGGGTTAAAGCTCAATCCCCATTCCCCATTCCTCGATCCAGCTCTTAACCCA